CATACCTTTAGGATGGTTGATGTTATTGAAAACATTACCTGCAAGCCAATTAAATATAGGCCATACAGTACTTAATATAGGGATTTTTTGAACAAATTTGTCAGGTAAAGCCCCCGTAATCGCAGTGAATATGAGGACTACCTGACCTGCAATCTCAAACCACCCCTGTCCTTCAAACATTGAAGCTATATCCATACTAATCTCCTACATTCATTTTTAAAGATTTTTGTGGCTCAACTGGATACCAATGATCTGGGTGTCTAATAAATGTTGGGCTACTTAAATCATACACTGCATAACAATCTGTTTTTGAAGATTTGAATACCATTTCCCTATTATTTCTAGGTCGAAATGAACATGCTACTGGCGATGCGTTATAGCTCACCTCTAAGCCAGATTTATGTATTAACTGAACCTGAGTTGGAACTTGATTCACAGTCCAGAAAGCCATTTTATGTGGAGCAGGTATTACGAGTAAGATCGCAATAGCGAGCTCATTCACTTCTTCTTACGATCTTGCCCCATTTTCCAAGTAGCTGCACCGCCAATGCCTAATACTCCCCATGCTTCTTGGTCAAAATGATGATAACCTAACATTTGGCAAACCATCATTGCCATTCCGATTATCATTATTGCGTAAGTTTTGTGACCAGGCATCATTTTATCAACGAAATCAATAACTGTTTTAATCATGGTGTATCTCCTTTATTAATTAAATGTGTGACTATCATCTCCACATTGCGTTCAATTGTATTAAGGTCTTCTTTAGTCACAACAGTTTTTTCTAGTGCAGTAATACGATCACTTAAACTATCGTGATTATTAAAAACTCTCTTAGTAATGAATCCACCTACTATAGCAAGGGCACCAATCAGCATCTCATTAAACTTATCTGTCATGGTTCTCGCCATCCTTCATCTTGACATCAACACGGTGAATTCGTTCAGCTTTGCGTTGCTCAAGATCATTTATTCGATTATGAGCTAAAGTAATATCACTTTTAAACTCTTCTCGACTTATAGTAGTTGCGCCTACTTGATCTAAACGTCTATCTATTTCATGTAGTCGTTTAGCATGAATTTTAACAGCTTCTGAATCAGCTTTATCTTTATCTAAATCATCTAATTTACTACTCAAACGATTTACAAACCAAGATCCGATGCCGACAAATAAAACCCACGCATCGTGTAGTAAAGTTTCCATTCATTGTTACCTTGCCCTTTACTTAACTGCACAGAAAACCCATTTAAAAGTCATGCTTTACCTTCTAATATCTTACCACTATTTCCATTCTCCACAGCATATTTTGTTGTATTAAAGCCAAATACATCTTTTCTATATTCTGGTAAATCAGTACTTTCAATACGATACAAAGTATAACCCGTAAGTTCATATAATCCAGCAGCTAACCACACAACATTATCGGAATATGAATTATCGCATGAAAGTTCCCATTCTTTTGATCCAGGGGATAGAAATAAACATGATCCTTGACATAATTGTAAAACAGGACATTTAACACACTCTTCTCGATCTGACCAATGAGTACCTGTTTTAATATCTACAGCATTTAAATTATCCATATGCCCAATTTTATGGGAAATGCCTGCTGGATTTTCTCCTGATACAGTAACATTTTGGCAAGTAGTAACATTCCCATTTAAATCAACAGCCATTGTATCTGGATGATCCATACCACATTTTTGAAATAATGAATCCGAAGATCGTTGTTCTCTTATAGAACTAATAAAATTACCTATTTTTTGATTTAAAATATTAAATTGATCAATTTTTCTATGCATAACATCATTAAAAGCTTGTCTTCTGTATGCAATATGCTCTTCTTCAGATTGCCATGACATAGAAGCTCCACCTTCATCATATGCATCAACAGTTCCGCCCTCACCAATATTTACCATTCCAAAAGTATTTCTAACCCATTTTTGTACATCTGCTCTACTATCATTATGTTTATGAATCATGGCATTAACAGAGAACTTTTGCTCAGGAACTAATAGATTACGTAATTTAAATAACCATTTCTTTTGTTCTGGATCATCTAGTGGGTCCGGTCCTCTAGTTTTTTGACCATTAGCATCATGGGAAATAGAAACTCTAAACCCATATTTTTGAATAAAATCCACTATTTCTTGATTTAATATAGAACCATTCGTTATAACACTAAAAGTAGCGTTAGGAAATTTGACATGAAGTTGCTCAGTTACAATTTTCATTTTTTCAAAATATAAAAACGGCTCCCCACCCCACATTTCAAAATGCAATTCTTCTCCAATAGAGATATTATTAAAACTCTTTATAAATGCATCAATTTGCGTAGAATCTATTTCTTCTTCTGTATGACTATCATCTGGATTTCGTGGTACAAACCGTTGTGAGCAGTACTCACAAGAGTAATTACATTTAAAACCTAATTGTATTTTTATCTTTTTTAACCCACGTTTTCCTGCATTCATCTTATAAAATGGGGCTCTATCTATAAAAATATCTTGAGGAATAACAATATCCCCATTTTCATATCGTAATTCAGATGTAGAATTATCGTAGTCTAATACTAATTCTTCATCACCTTTAGTCATATGAAATTTAAACTTCATAGTTATTATCCTTTCCAACTTACTTGCAAACATAATCTTCTATTTGCATTGGTCGTAGTTGTACTATGATGTAAATTAATTGAATCAAAGATTACAGCTGTATTTGCTACAGAATAAAGTTTTTTATCCTGTTCTTTAAAATAAGTATAGCCATCACAAGTATTTAGAAATAATAACATTGTTTGTACAGAATGATTTTGATCCCGATGTAATGGATGTTTTACAAGAGTATGTGTTCTAGGATAATGCATTGTTCTTAATCGATATATTGTATCAACTAATGTATCAATACCTAATTTATCATATATAGGATTCATAAAATTATAAAAAGGATGATCTGTTCCTATATTACTTAAGTAGTACCCATAATTGTCATCTTCTTGTTCTGTCATGCCTGCAACTGCTTTACTATATAGCCAATGGATATCTCCATCTATAATAGCATCTGTAACTTTCTTAAAATCTACTTCAGATAAAAAATTATCTTTAACTTCGAAAGGTTTCATGTAATTCATTATATCCATGTGAAATAATTCTAAAATTAACAACAATACTGACTCTTGTTCCTTCACCCCGCCAAGTGTTAGTTTCATGCCAAACATAATTAGGATGAATAATTGATAGTCCTACTCTAGGTGTTACAGCATAAATCTTTTCCCAATACGGGTATCCAATAGCAGGTCTAGGATCTTGAAATAAAATCTGATGATTACCATGTCTGGAAGATTTATCCATATCTTTATAAATTTGCTCTTCATATGGGATAGATTCATCTCCCATAGCCAAGTAATTAACTAAAACACCAGATACATCTTGATGATAATGAGGGTATGTTCTAGCTCCTGGCTCTTGTACATTACCAAAACATCTACCTTCTAATTTTAGATCATCAGCTTGCTGGATACCCCAACCTTTACGAATATAATATCTAATTTGTTGACATGCTATTTGCTCAAATTGCAAAATAGAATCTTTTTGTTCTGGGTAGTCTTCCATATCTTTTTCAGAAAAAAGATTATAATGAGTTGTTGCATAAAATCCTTTGGATTCAGCTATAGAATAAAAATCTGGATTTTTTTCTTTTAACTCAGACATAGCTTCTTCTTTATCAACCAAAACAGAAATTAAATCTTTTTTCATTTTTTCGGGTAACCTAGAATCCATTTCCATAAACGGAGTTGTGAATCTATGTGTTATTGTTGCCAACTCATCCATTACATGTCTAGTAGTATCTTCAGCTTCTGGTTTTCGAGTCTGATGATATTTAATATAATCTTGAGCTATATCTAGTTGTTTTTCTGCATTTGTAGTCATCTAAATTTTGCTCCTACAGCCCACATTACAAAAGAGTGACGAATGCCTTTAGTAATCTTAGTAATTCTATGCCAATCACTAGAATCAAAAATTACAATAGTTCCTTGATCTTGAGAAGTTGTAATAGGGGCATCTTTTCCATTAAAAAATTCTAATACGCCTCCTTCATATTCATTAGGATCACTTAATAGTAAACTAGCAGTCAATTTTCTCTGGCGATTATTCTCTATTTGATCTCTAGTATAAGTATCATAGTGCCAAGAAAACACACCACCTGCTTGATATTTAGTAAATTGTACTGGCTCATGGTCAGAAATATTATAATCAAAAAAATGTGTATTAGCTTCTAACATAAATCCATAAAGAGCTTTATTAATTAAATCTATTGGGTTAACCCAATGTATTAAACTTGCTCTTATATTATCATCTTTAACAACATAGTTACCTGAAAAATCATAGCCATAACCAAAAGTGTTATTACGTGATTTATTATCCTCTGCCCGAGCATATGTTGTTGCTTCTATATAGTTATCCAGAGAATCATAATTAGTAATAAGTTGATTACATTGTTCTGATGAAAGAACATGCTCTCTAACCAAATGCATAGTTTATCTCCTTAGGGTAAAACACTAGGATCTTCATGACGATAAAAAGCTAAATTAGTAGGCAACTCATCATAGTTTCTATTATTAATATTAAAGTTAATTACTATAGCTACTCTAATCCCAGGCTTTGTATGAGTTTGCGTTTCATGCCAAAGATACGCAGGATGAACTAAAGTTAATCCCACTTCAGGTTTGATAGTTTTTGCCTTATTATTATAAGGCATTCGTATTGCTGGTCTTGGATCAAGTAAAAGTAAATCTCCACTATAATCTTCAGGTGAAGTTTGTATGTCCGCTTTATCTAGTATTTCTCTACTCTCTTTTGTTCTTTCAGCTGTTGTTGCTAAGTGTTCATTCTTTTCATCACTAAATTTGGGGTGATTAAATTCTTCTCCAACAGTTAAATAATGAACAAAAACACCATCCCAACCATGATGAAAATGAGGAGACGTTCTTCGAGAAAATGGTCTTTGAACATTACCAAAAGCTCTTACTTTAACTTCTACATCTTCATCAATTTCCCATGCTTTATTAATGTAAGTTCTAATAATTTTTGAAGATATCTTTTCAAATTCTTTTAAAGCACTTAATTCTAAAGATGTTAAATTATCCTTAGAATAATCAAACAAATTATAAATACTATTATTAAATTTATTTAATTCCTTAGCAGTTTTGTTTTTCTTATCATAAGTCTGTTCAGTAAAGACCATACTTTGTTTAGTCATAATACTAATTAAAACTTGTCTTGTAATTTCTGGTAAATAAATATGCATTTTACCAATAGGAGTAGTCCATTCATGATTAATATTTAATTTATCATGTATATTTACAGACATATTTCAAATTCCAAATTTAATGTTTGCCTCAAACCTTTTGTTTGAGGATACGTCCCATGCCATAACCAAACTGGAAATATAAGTAAATCACCTATTTGAGGCTTATGGTTATTATACTGAATTTCTTTATCTTGTTGGTAAACATAATAAAAATCTCCAGGAGAATCACGTGGATATTTGTAATCATCAAACTTAGAAACAGCTAGATATATTACAGAAGTTATCCAATTTATTTTATTATTATTATGCTTATGTAGAGTGTGGTAGGAATGCTCGTAACTTAAAATTGACCAAGCATTTTGTAATATTAACTTATTACATTTAAACTTCAAATGTGTATTTAAGTTTAATAAAATCTTCTCTTTGAGACTATTAAGTTCTGAACTGTTTTTAAAATATTTAAATAAACTATACTGTTTAGTAGAATAATTACCGCCAATACTTAAATAATCAAGAGGTACTGAGACACTTGTCTCAATACCTTTGTTTACTACTTGTATTAAGTTATCAATATTTAACTTATCAGTAATAAGCCAGTCTTTGTAAAAATTAATTGATGGTGTATGCAACATCAACAACGCCAGTATAATTTCTAAGCCCTATTTTTACCTTAAATGTTTCACTAGATGCTAACCCTAATGCAGTAACTTTAAACGTTCCTAAACCTTTATTAGTAGTTGTAACTCTAGTTTTGGGTAAATATCCTCCTGTAGACTCTAAATATACTGTAACTTCTTTTTCAATAGTAGTTCCATCTGAATCAACCATTTTAAATTCAACAGTATCAGTTGCATCAGCATCAAGTGTTCCACCACCACTTGTTACAACAAAAGAAGGCATTGCTTCAGCTAATTCTCCAAGATAATTATATCCACTACCTTCTGTCCATCCATCAACTACATTAGTACTAAAACCATAACCTTTGTTGTATTTCATAGTTACAGAGCAATTAGTGAAGGCATCATCTACAAATGCTCTATACACCATTACACATACAGGTGCTCCATTATGACGAGTTTCTCGTAAAGGATGGGCTTTTGAACTAATTGAGTATGCAAGAGAATTAAACGCAGGTAAAGTATGATGTACTTCATCACATCCAAGAGTAGCTAAATCATCTGGAAGAACTTCTAAATGCCCAACACCTACAACCCAACAAGCAGCATCAGATAATTCTCCACCCTTAATAGATGGGTCAGCAGGATCAATCCATGAATATGAACGCATTTCCCAATAAGTATCTGCTAATTTTGTAGTATATGTATCACGAATATCAGCAGGAATATTAGGAAGAAATTCTTCACCTGTTATCACCGGGCCTTTACTGTGTGCTGCTGGCATTTTAGAATAAAAAATACCACTAGCATCAGCAGGAAAAGATAGATAATTAGTGTAATTTACCATATTTAAACTTCGTTCGTGTCCATCATACGAATCACTATTTTCAACTACAGCATCATATTTTGTTTTTGATATTCTACTCCATGTTTTTACACATACATAATCAGCATGAAATAGTAATTCAATATGAACTGGCATTGATAAGCTGTTATACATTTTTTTAAACATAATGTTTCCCTTTATTTATTAGCAATTACAAGCACATGCGCAAGCGCATTGCTGTAAATTCGGGCCATTAACGGTGGATAAAGTAGGATTACTATATGATAGGTTTATATATGTACATTGTTCTCCACAATTACATTGTCCAAATTGCGTGTTCTGAGGGTTTCTTGGAGGTACAGTTGCAATATTACCACCAATTCCTGTCATAGTTCCACTACCCGTTCCAGAACAATTAGCACAATTACCATAACTATCTGTACCTGAACAATTAGAACAATTGCCATGATTCGTACAATTTGTTTGCCATGACCCATCACCTCTTAGGTATGACCCTGAATTAGCAGTACCAGAACCTAATCTAGCAGTTGCTAATGTTCCACCACTAATATTACTTGCATTAGTGGTGTCCGTAGTAGCAGATGCGGCTAAACCATGTGAAGGCACACTTGTTAATGCTCCAGTTAACTGACTTGTTGGCAAAGAAGATATTCGAGCATTAGGAAGTGTTCCTGAAGTAATATTAGATGCCGATGTAGTATCTGTTGTTGCACTAGCCGCTAACCCATGAGAAGGTACACTTGTTATAGCTCCTGTTAATTGACTAGTTGGTAATGAAGCTATCCTAGCATTAGGTAATGTCCCACTTCCGATATTACTCGCATCAGTAGTATCTGTATCTGCATGAGAGGGTTTATTCAATAATGTCGTCCAGTCGGAGGCAGGAACATTGTCTAAGCTAGCTGAGACAACATCTCCATCTACTTCTAGTAAGTTTGCGAGTTCTCTAGCTTTACTCATATCTATATCCTTTAAAAATTAACAAATTCCATTTTATCTGAAGTAGTAGCGCCTGATGCAAGTACTATGGTAGTACCATTAGTAGCAGTAAAATCATTAGACGCTCCGTTTAATAGTTTAACACCATTCATAAATACATGTAGTCGTCCAACAGTATACGTGTGATTAAAAGTTACTTGACCTGCTGTCGGAGTAACTATAGTTTCTGAATACTGGTCATCAGCTGCAAAATCCTCTAATAATTCTGATGTCATTCTAAGTTCAACAGCAATACCAGAAGAGTGCCCACCTGCTACAGCATCACATGTACAAGTAACCCCCGAAATAGCCGTAACTTTAACTACTTCATCGGTTAGAGATACATACGTCCAATCTCCCGCACCTAAAGTAGGAAGAGTCGCTGCTGAAGCTACATCAAAACTAGTCGCCCCAGCTGATATTGTTGAGGCTAATGTTGTATATGCATTATTCGTAAACTTTACGCCCATAGCTGTACTCCTTTAAGTAACAGAGGTTATTAAGATATGGTGATAGTCCACGTAATAGTAATTGAGTCTGATGCGCCTTTATTAACTACTGAGAATACAGTACGTGCAAGCATGTCACCACCTGAAGCAGCATCGAAAAGACCAGCTTCAGTAATAGCACCTGTACCGTCACCAGCTGCCCAAGTACACCCATATGCAATTGTATTAGTTGAAACAGTAGTGCTTGTTAAAGCATTTCTGTCAATTTCTGTCTGTAACGTGGTATCTCCAACAGCTGCTGCGTTAGTACCAGTACCTAATGCCATATGCGTCATTACTGTATTCGCATTGTTCATTCGATCTGCTACCCATTCTTTACCTGCCGTTACCACTAAATTTTTTGTTCTTTGCACTACTACGTCATTTAATGAAATAACTAGTGCACCTGTTAGTGTTAAATTATCGTTAACCATTTTTTAAAGCTCCTAATTTAATGTCATATTATTTAACGGTACTCCTGTTGCATTCAAGACCCCACCCGAAACGTGACTTAGGTTTATTGAATCCGAAACAGTCGCCACATTATCTGCTATAGTAGTGTTGTCATAATAATGGTAGACCAATGTATCTGCTAGACTCATTGTCTCAGTTAAAGTTTTAAAGTCTATATACAGATAATCTGTCAAACCAAGTGTGTCAGATAGACCTTTACCTAAGCTATAGTCATCAGTATCACTAAATGTAAAGGCATCTGTTAAATTTTTACCTGGTGTTAGTGCTATTGCATCTGAAACAGGTCCAAGAGTATCAGCCTGGTCATTACCTTTTAATAACTCAAACTGGGAATTGGATGTATTTAATGTTCTTGTATTAAGTAAATGAGTACCCAGTGGGTTAAATTCAACATCTCCTATTGCAATACTATCATTAAAGTTTCTAACGTAGTCCCAAGCTTGGGCAACTACGTCACTCATGCTATAGCTATCAGCTACAGGATGTTCATACAACAGCCCAAGAATGTCCGATATCGTAGCAACATTACCTTTAGTCCCAACATAATCTTTATCTATTAATGCCGAGTCATCTAAAGCAAAACCATCTGCTATAGCTTTATCTATTTCTCTGTAGGCCGTATCTGAAATAGTGACGCTATACGCAGGTGTTTTAGATGGGTGTAGCGCTGTAACATCCAATAATGCAAAGACATCACTTATTGCTGGTTTTGTTATTACAGCTGTATGTGCATCAGCTAAAGGAATTGTAAGATTAAATTCTCTATTCTTACTATCGTAATCCAGTATAACTTCTGCGGCTATACGAGCACTATGAACTTCAGCTTTTCCGATAGGAGCACTCATTAAAAGTCCGCCCGTACTTTAAACTTTAATCTATCAAATAGAGTCCAAATAGCTCCAGTTGTATAAGTTAATTCAATTTCACCTTCATATGTTCCAGCAGCAACCGCTAAAGTAGTTGCACCCCAGGGCATATAACATGCTCCATCTGTAAACGGAGCTACTTTAATACAAGTCATAGTATCTAAAATACTAGACCCGCCCAATGCACGGAATTTTACTCTAATAATTGGATCACTAATATCAATAGGAGCCCAGGTAGATGAATCATCTGGGTCTAAGGTAAGGCCAGCTGCAGCAGTATTAGCATCTTTTAAGGTAAGATTTACTTCTGGTTTTGTATCATTAGCTACTACTTGTATCTCATCATAGTATGCCATTGTTAACTCCTAAATATCATAAGAGGTTGTTCTCAGCGTAGGCACCCTGCGCAACTATTAAGATACGTTAGTAACACTAAAAATGTCAAACTAATTTATACAAAACCATTATCTTCTAATTTTGTATTAATTTCGATTTGATTATTTCCCCACATACCAGAATTAATAAGTTGTTTACACGATGCTTCATATCGCATGTAATACGTATTATTTTCATCCTGCATACCGCCATTAACAGCACTATGGGCTTTATATGCAGCATAATTAAGTAATGCTTCTGTATATACTTCGTTGATTTTTAAGTCTGTATATGTATTTTTAACTTTTTTAGGAGCAGCTGCATATTTTATAATAATTTGATTGCGTTTTGGAGTTTCTGCATCTGTACCTTTAATAACTGCTTTAAATGGTTCAGGCAATAGGATGGCCACATGTTTGTCAATATCTTGTACTAATTTAACTGAATCATCACTAATATGAACTTTATCGAAATCACTAGTGTAATAAGCATGGATGGGAACTAAAAAATCAGAGGGCAACGCGTATTCTTCTTTATCTACTGGTTGGTCCAGTTCATATTCTTTAATTAATAAATGAAACCGTTTATGCAACGCTAAATTAGCTAAATTTATATAATTAATAAATTTAGTTTGATTAACTACCTGGACTGCCGTAGGCGTTACAACTGGATTTGCAGACATGTCACCTACACTAGCAATAGCTAGTTTACTACATTCACCTGTTATTAAATAATCAATGTACTCAGAAATTTTCATATTTAACCTCTATACAAAATAAGAACTATCACCTATTGTTTTAGTTGGTGAATCTCCCCACATAATAGAATTATCTAATTCTTCTGAGGTATCTTCATCCTGTATGGAAACTTCACTTGGTTTCCATGCATTTAATTCAGCAAGCATGGTAATCGTATCAATTTGATCATCATGTTTACTTTTAAACCCTTTTAGAGTAGCAAGTGACAGTTCAAAGAGCAACTCTGTAAGTTCATCACTATCTTTTAATTCTTCAGGTAGCCATATTTTTTTAGATTTAAATAAGGGTATCGCATTTTGTTGAAATCGAGACATTTTATCTTTTGTAGGTCGGATACCAATAGTATTGCTATTTTTACCTTTAGACAATGTAAAATAATTATTACGAAGACCCATTTCATTTTGAATCCAACTAATAAACCCACCCTGCTGTCCAGTAGTTTCTATGCCTACTTCCTGAGGGCTGTACATTTGAACTAAACGAAATAAATTATCTATTGTTTCATTCATCAAAGCTCGTTTACAAAATCCGTCTACCCACATCCAATCTGCATTATTATTATAAGCCCATACGTTAATTACACTAAAATCAGCATGTTCTCGATCAGATGTAGCAAAATCAGTAGTTACGTAGAAATTATAAGCACCCTTATTTTGTAAAACATTATTACGTTTATACCAAATAATATCTGAATCATTTACTAGGCGCTCTTCTTCACTCGTAATACGCAACATTAGCTCTTGATTAAATGAATCTAATTTACCGGCACCTTTTGATTTAAGATATTGATTATTGACATACTCATAGCTAAATCGGTCTTCCCAGGCTCCTTTAAAATCTTCTTTTGTGCAAGGAAAACTTTCACATACAGGATAAACATTCACGTGCCAGACACCAGATTCAATAGCTTTGTATAAAGGGTCTTTAGAGTTAAACGGAGTGCCACTCCAAATAACTTTCCTTTTATTTGGATGTAACGCATAATCAATAGCCGAGTAGACTGTGTTCTCAACATTTTCAATAATCGTAGCGGACCGAGCATCTTCATCACCGAGTAGATCATCCAATACAGCAAGTTGAGGTCTCGTATTCAGTTCAACTGTTCCACGAACCCCTGTTTTAGCACCATGTCCAGTAACAACGAATTCCTTTCCCGAAGCATTTTTAAAATGCCAACGAATGTCTGTAAATCTAAAATCTTTAATATACGTCTTTAAAAATTCACTATTTTCACAGCGTCTTTCCATACGCAATCGCATCTTCTTAACGCCATTCTCGATACTATCAGAAACATATAAAGCATAATCTACATTGCCAAACCCAGGAATAGATCCATAAACAGCTATATATAAAAATAAGTATTCTGCAAATATAGTAGTCTTAGCTAAGCCACGGGCGCACATATTCGCGGTGTTCTGGGTTTTACCCGCGATTTTATCGATCATCTGATAATGAATAACCGGAGTTTTATTTTCTTCGCCTTTTTCACCATTAACTAATTTAATAAATGAAACAAATTCTAAGGCAAATTCACTAGGTACATAGGAGGGGTCATCTTCATAGTTGATATCATTTAGCCATTCATCAACTGTTTTTTTAATCAAACTCATAAGGAACATCCCTAGCTAAATAGTCAACAATACAATCATCGGTTCTATTGGTAAGTTGGTCTTCCTGCTTGCTACACCTACCTTGTTTACCACTACTGTCACCTTCCCACCACACACAATTTTCACATGTTTCTTCAAGCAGATTTTTGCTCATCGGTAGTTTCGATGTCTATTACATCTGTTTCAACCTTAGCTGCAATAATTTCACTATGCGCTATTTCTTTAGCACTAGACTGTCCATTCATAATCATTTTTAATTGTTGTTGTGCTAATGCTTTAGTTGTTGCGCGTAAATCTTCAACAACGTCATTATTATAATTAACTTCTAATTCTACTTTAGAAATAGCAGGAGCAGCTAAATTCGCAATTAACGTTTCAGCCGCCTTTTGTCTAACCATCTCAGACTTAGCTGTATGCATTAAGTCTGCCTGCACGTTAATAGCTTCCTGGTAGACATGAGCATTAAGTATATGGGTAGGTACCATAGTTTGCTCAAAAATTTTAGTGATCAACTGCGAATTAGCATAGTTTTGAGCAAAGGAAGCTATTTGCGAAGTTGAAGTACCCTTGTCTACCAAACCTTGATACCTATCCGGGAATACTTTGCTATAAGCTGTTGATGTCGTATCTCCTAATAGTTTAAGACTTACAAATTTAACTGCATTAACGTATGCAGTTAAACTAAATCTACCGCCTGCTAATACATTAGCGAAGCTTAGTGTATTGTCTCTAAATACTCTTCTTAGCTCACTATCAGGTTCAGCATTAATAATATCAACAACATTATCTGTTAAATGTTTCCTAAAACGTTTATCAGGCAATGCACCTGCTAGCATATCTTTAGTTAAACTATCACTATTTTCATTATTTAAAACCTGCGCTGCTACATCAGGTAAGTTACTTAGCTGCATGACAGACCTCATCCCATTTTTGAAGTAGAACATTGTGATTAGCGTCTGGAGAATAGCATTCATGAGGTGACATCATCCAAGTATCCTCATCGAGTTGTACTATAATTCCAGCTTCTTCCAGCTCATTCCAATATTTATTCCAAGTTCTAGAGTCTTTAATCCAATCAACAAGTTTATCTGTAAAGTCTTTCTTATTGATTTCATTATCTTTATTACACATTAATGTTAAAGGCAAGAGTAGCGCGCATGCTGTAGTACTTCCACTCCACTCCCAACTCGTCTCTAAATTAATATATTTACTCATCTACTTCTTCTTCTTCCTCAGCTTCATCAATTTCATCGTTAATCATATCTCCTATTACATCGCCTAATGTATTAGTTAATATGCCGACACCAACATCAGTAGCTATTGTACATCCATTTAGTATTAATACAAATAACAAGTATTTCATTTTTTTGATTTGTATGGAGTAATAGGTTTCTCACGTACAGCTAGTTCTGGCCATCTTTGTGTTATTTCAGATACATATTGCCTAGATAAACCATAGACCTCAGCAACATGTGCTTTACGGTTACCTTCCCTTACCGCTTCTAGTATATGAGCATCTCGATTACTCGGCACTGTTTTCCTGGGTCGTCCTCTCATCGCTGGCACCTCTCATACCCTTAGTTGTTTGGGTATCCCACATATGTTTAACAACATAATATTGCTTATCGGTTCCATTAAACAATATATCTGGATTAAGCATATACTCTTTCTTCGTGTACTTCCTAATAAAATCTAATTGTTTTAATGTTCTTAGTCCTCGATTAAAGATATGAAGATTTCCTCCAGCCTTTTTTGAAATACTCTCCGGAGTTCCTTCAATAATATTATTTCGATTAATCTGATACATTAATTTTAATAAAACCAATCCTGCTGTATTCGGTAAATTAGCCTTAGCTACATGCAAAGCCGCATGTGAAGTTAATTGTAGTTTATTAAACATTCTGTGATACTCTATTAGTGTTTCTCATTTCCTACCTCCTTAGGATGAAGCAGGGAAAACCCGTTCATTTACGTCTGGATGAGCGGGTTTTCTCATTTCTCTTACCTACACAAATATTACAATATTTCTTATTTGAGGTGTTTGCTCCACAGCCAGGACACGGGTGCGCCTGAAATCTTCTATTAGGTTTCTGATTCGGATCAAATTCAGGCTGAACTATCCTTAATAAATTTCCTTCCCCATCAAATATTTTAACGGGATACATTAGATCTCCTTATTTAGTAGATTCTTTCCAAATTCCCATATCTACAGTGTCATTATTAAATATTGCTGAGCCTTCATAGCTAAAAAAATACCAAGCTACAAAAATAGTAAGTCCAAGTGCTATAATCCATTTAGCCATTTAGTTACTCCTTAATATTATATTAGCAAAACACCACATTAATATACCTATTTACTGCAAATTGCAACATTAAAATCATCCTAATAGTAAATATGCGATTAAACAGGCGTTTTTAATAGCATATATGCGATTGTAGATCTTGTAACTTATTGTATCTAAACCTGTTATGGACCTCTAAGAAAGAGAAGAACAGGTCTCCGACCTTCGGACTCCTAAAGGAGCCCTCAGGCCTCGACCTTTATTTCCCCCATAACAATAAATCTGTAGTACTTATGTATATATTAATACTATATAGATGAGCTTCACTCCGCTTGGGCTACGCCCAGCTCCGTTCGCTCTTACCCCAGCCACATCTTTTATCCAACGTCCAATAATTCGTTTAATTATTTCTCTCTTATTCATAATTTTTTCCCCCTTTATAGCCCGCGTGAAAAATATTATTTCTAGGTGTAAGTGCAGTACTAACTGACAGAGTCAGGAGGTCGGGAAACTACCCCCGCCCTCAAAAAGAAAAAGGATTCTTTTACACATGAGAACCAGGCTTCGCTTATCAGGCATGTTGCCAATAACTATAGTTAAGGAGATTTAAAATGAAAGATCAAAACGATGTATCCGTAGTAGAAACTGGTGGTGAAATGCTCAACAGTATCATGCGTACTGGTATCTCCACTGGCAATACCGTCTTCAATCTCGTAGCAACGGCTGAAGATGACTCACTAACAGTACGGTTAAGTTCTGGCCTTAAGAACCAGGATAAAGTCGCTACTCTAATTTCTAATGCTGTAGACCCTGCTAAAGCTCAAGCATTCTACGACAAAATCTGCGCTGAAACGCGTCGATAGGCTCTTAGCCCTTCCCAGAACATCGGGAAGGGCTTAACCTTTTTTTCAAAAAGGTTGTACACAAGTCTAAACCAATCTAAACCAACCAAGCACACAGCGTAAGATAGTACCAAGGAAGATCACATAAGTACTTTCTTTATTTACTTCATCAAAAGAAACACCTAGCTTCGCATAGCAGGTGGTGAATGAACATCACTTAATATTAAGTGTCTTTCTGTATATCGGCTGATCTAAGACCAGAGCTAGCATATGTCGTGATTTGCTACCACTGTATGCATAGTTGAAGGTCTCACCTTCACAATTGTCTGAGAGACGGTCGCATATACAGAAAGATCCTCCATTTTAGGAGATTGAAATGGATTATGCACAACTAGTTGCTGAAGAAGCACGTTTAGTTCATCTGCTAAGTGAGCCTTACATTCTCGTTGATGAGAAAAGAGAGGCAATAGTACTTAATGAACTAAACGATGTACAAGCAAGAATCTTTGACCTGCAAGAAGATTGTGTCCGGAGTTATGGACATACTGTAGGTACTTTACTTGCTGCTTAATCGAATATGCAGGGCAGTGCGTCAGCGCTGCTCTGCATATTAATATTAATACTTATATAACGGAGGTATCTCGTGGCTACATTTAATCATTATCAAAGATCATTGGCTAATCAGAATGTGCGTAGAAGATACGCACGTTATTGTAGATCTATAACAATCATGGATATCGCTGGATCAATCATGCTATTTGGATTAGCTGGAGTGGTTGGTTGGATATGCATGGCTATATTCTAACCCAACACCTTGCTTCGCTTATTGGACGGCACGATAACCACCGTCTAACCACCTCTGTCGTAGGGTTATCACAACGCCTGAGCATGCGTGAAACTGCTCACTTAATCTTAATTAGGAGATAGAACAATGCATAAATTGTAACTCAAACGTCAGTTAAAGCGGTGAATGGTAGCTCTGCACCTAACACCTATGGCGTTGCATAAGCAAGATGCAAGCAACCTAGAATCCGATAGGTTGCCCAAGGAAAAGAGGTACCCTTTGTACGCTTAATAAGTAGTCGTTCCAGTATTATTAAGATGAACTCCTTGTGGACTAGCGGTCCAATCCGTGAAACTAAAATGGCGGTAGGCTCTTTAGCCTCTATAACTTAAAACCTAACTTCAGGAGATAATATAATGCTTTTATACGGACAGGATGGACATTTAGATGATAATTGTAAACCCGATAATAGACATTGGGAAGATAACCATGTACCTCAATGGACAACCCTTAAGAAACAGCATGCATTAAGGGGACGGATAACGAGAAAACTGTATGCTGAGCTAAATGCAGTTAAAGCTGAGAATAAGCTATTAAAACAAGAGACTAAATCGCTTAAGAAGATTCATCAGGACTTAGTCGATAGAATTAAAGACCTCATTAGGGAGAAAACCGATGACCTTACTTGAATTGATATTCATTTGGATCATTCCAATATCTTGTTTTATCTATGCAATTACCTTTGCAGTAGGAGAGGTTAGAAAGGATGAAGAAAAGATTAAGCAATATGAAGAAAGGAATGAAAACTTAAAAGAAGCATTAATAGCTTCACTAAATACAATTAGCCAATTAAGAAAGGAACTAAACGAATGTCACAAACAACATTTTGTTTAATAGTATCATCCGGTGCCCTAGCAGTAACTTGGTTTTGGTATAAAGTTTGTGATCTTATCAAACGACTAGACCGTATTGAAATTAAACTAGCAGACGATGCTTACGATTCCATTCCACTCACGGACGATGAAGGCAACATCACTCATCCAGCTCATTTAGATCCTGAGCTTCGATAAACACCTATCTAATAGACGTACTCCTTTAGGGGTACGTCTACCTTCCTTTTTCTAAAAGATGCTCTCTCGGGCTAACTGATAGTGCCACACCTTAAATCAAAATCAAAACCGTGCTTCGCATATCGGGTGCTTTTATAAGCATCTTCCCTATATCAGGGAGTGGACGGCTATCCACAGTCGTCTTTATACCTTAAAACCTTTGGAGGTTAGAATGACAGTAGAAACAGTAATAGACAATGGCACAGAAGCTACAAATGGTAAGTTTAGCTTTGATGAAGGTCAAGCTGAAGTGATTCTGTTTGATCTTGGTGAAAATTCAGGTCATTACTTTAAGCCTAAAAGCATTAAGTTAAGCGAAAAGCTTACGGCTGGAAAAGTACAGACTGCTCTTATCAATGATAATTCTAAACTGGCTAAAAGGCCCTATGTTTTAGAATATCAAGAACCACGTTCCGGTAGCAAAGGTCGAGGTCTGATAGTTTATAAGAACTATAAGAACGGCCCAAGAAAACAATTTGGAATTATCAATCATTGGGATTCCAACATTAAGCTTTCTATGGACATGGTTCCTAAGATCATAGAGTTAGCTAAACAGAGTGTTACTCGTGCAATGTCAGATTCTGAGCTTGCAAATGACGAGTAGTACCCAAGGTCCGTGAACCTGTATTGCTCTAGGGGCGTGTAAGACCCCTAGAGCAATTAAACATTTCAAAGGAAATAAACATTATGAAACCAGTTAATCCTATCAATATTACTTTAGCAATGATAATAGCTTTTCCATCAATAGTAATATTGATGATTTGGGCTTTTCTAACTAGATGGTTTAAATAAAGGGTGAGATTATGAGATGGTTTAGAACAAGTAAAAGAGAACATAGATTGTTGTATCAAGAGATAATTTATTACAAATTACATAAAAGATATAAAAGACAATTATCCAAAGCTGTAATTAATGATTGGATTTGGGTTCATAGGAAAACAGGCAGAATATTACATGATGCCGTGTCTAAATATATCTTAGCTCATAAAGCTAAACTAGTAGGTGGCGGGGTGTAGGTTTATTACCTATCGATGCTACCAGGGTGCCTAAGATCTTCGCTGGCGCGGGTTTTAGGCACCTAAAATTAGTATGATAAGATAGTAATAACATAAGGAGATTAATTATGCTTAAAAATCCTCAGGAAGAATTAGATAAGCTGGTCACTCAATGCTTAGAACTATATTGCTTAGTTAAATGCAAAGCTCCTAATTATACAACAACTTACAGTCATAGATTTTTAGAAGATTTTCTTAATTATGTAGCTAATATTACTATGAATAAACATGGTGATGTAGAAGATATACCAAGAGAAAGAGATGATGGTCAGCGTTATACAGATGTATCTTTTGATGAATTTGCAGAAGCTCTTCAAAAAGCATCTGGCCTAGATCTTCAAGCAGCTTTAGATAAAGCTGAAGATGAACATTACGATAAACTAGCTGAAGAAGATGAAGAGTATCGTCTTTTTCAACAGTCTAAACGTAAACCTAACTAAGGAGAAAGATAATGCAAGCTTGGGCCCTAGTTATGATTATATTTGGAACTACAGCTGATCCTACTGGTATTACTCATACAGAAATACTAAAGGTTTATCCTACTCAACCTACCTGTAGTAGTGCAATTGTTAAGGCATTAACTATTAAAATGCCAGTAGCTAGATCATTTTTTTGTTTAAAATTCAAACAACTTCCTGTTAAGGAGACAAAATATGTCAAAAAACTCAATAGTAATTCAAGGTGAAATTTATGTTCCACATATTGAGTTACAACAATTGGAAAAAGACAGATATGACATGAAAAATGTAGTTATTCCTGCTTTAAGAGAACAAGTTAAAGTTCTTAAAGAAGTTTTAATACTTAATAACATTTCTTTACCTAAGGAGATCGAACATGAAAGATGATGATGGTTTAAAAGAACTAGAACGAAGCTTTACTATCGCTGGATGGTCAATTTTACTTATTATTACTGTATATATTACAGTTCATTTTATTATAGCATTTCCAAAGATTGCGCATGGATGGGACGGTATTGATTTATCAGCTGATACTGATATATCAATTGATACAGGTACCCGAGAAACAATTTCAGATACCGTTATTCTTGAACCAATGCAAGAAATAGAAGTACATGATTGGGAAACAAATGAGTCTAAATCAGTAACAATTATTAAAATTGATCCACAAACTGAAGGTCCAGTTCAGATGGAAGTACAAGACTATGATACGGGGGATTATATTGATTTCTCATTAGATATCAATTAACACCTTGCTTCGCTTAAGCGGTTCTTGTATTTAGAACCATTCGTTTACTACGTACCCTAAGGTTTCTAGAACCTTAGGGTTTTTTAATGTCTAAAATCGAGGAGAAGCGATATGACTACAAGTATTGATCAGTACACTATAGAAACTACATGGTCTACAAGAATTACCGATGATATAGTTTTAGAAGCTATTCAAGGAGATGTACCTCAGGATATGGAAGTTAATATCATGAATACAATTGCTCATTTAAATAATAATAAATGGGTAGATGATAAAGAAATTTATATTAAATTAATGTCTTTAATTCTTATTGATCACAGTAGCCGACCTATTCAAGCTATTGCTACTCAAATAGGACATTTAGCAGGAATTAATAGTCCTACAGATGCTTTCGAATGGGGAATGGTACTTCTTAAAGATTGTAGAGATGTTAATCTTTATAAATTTAAAAAGAAAGATCATGAATGGAGGGTATACCCTAATTTTACATTAGATAGTAATACTAAGGACCGAATAGCTAAGCTACAGTTCTTACCTCCTATGAAGAAACAACCTAAAGATTGGAAAGATAATTATAATGGTGGATGGCTTTGGGAAAATAAGCATCTAGTTCTTGGTAATAAATTTACTAAGCACGAAGAACCATTAGCTTATGATGTTATTAATAAGCTTCAAAAGATTGCTTGGGAAATAGATGCTGATACTTATCTATTTGAAAAGCAAACTAATACTGCTATGGATAAGAAACAATTCTTAAGAGTTATAGATCAGTATTTAGGACAACATTTCTATTTTGTATGGAGATATGATTCCAGAGGTAGAAGTTATTCTTCTGGCTATGATCTTAATCTTCAGACTAATGAATATGGTAAAGCTTTATTATCTCTTCATAAGAAAGAGGTTATCACTCAATTACCAAATCTTTACATTGCTATAGCTAATCATGCTGGCAAAGATAAGCTTACTTGGCAAGAACGTATTGATTGGGTAACTCAACAAAATATTGATGATATTGAGTGGGATGAACCTATTCTTGGTAGAAAAGCTATAAGAGCTCTTAAAGCTACTGTAGAAGGTAAACCTACTGGATATGTAATGTCAGTAGATGCTACAAGCTCTGGGATTCAAATTATGGCCGTACTATCAGGAGATAAGCAAACAGCTAAACTGGTTAATTGCATAGATCCTAATGAACGTCATGACCTTTACAGCGATGTAGCAACTATGATGTCTTTACAACTAAAGAAACCAGTTCCTAGATCTATAGTAAAGCAATGCACAATGACTCATTACTATAATTCTAAGGCTACTCCTAGGGGCCTGCTATCTGAAGAAGAGCTAGAAGTATTCTATCAGGTAATTGAAGGTCTACTTCCAGGAGCAGAAGAAGTAATGGCTACCATTAACGGATGTTGGAATAATAATGCTGATGCTCATTCATGGGTTATGCCTGATGGTCATAAAGTATATGTTCCTGTAGTAGAAGGCATTAATGGTATATACTCAGATGAAGAATTCGGAGATATTCCTTTGAGGTGGTATCGTCAAACTAAATCTAATAATTATAGGTCTCTTTGCCCTAATGTTATTCATTCAATTGATGGCTATGTGGCTAGAGAAATGATTAGACGTTCTGAATTTCAACTCAGTCATATTCATGATTGTTTTGTATTTAACCCTAATCATTTACAAAAAGTATGTCAAACATACAAAGAGATTATGGCTGAACTAGCTTGTAGTGATATATTTGTTGATATTTTACGTCAAATTACGGGTAAATCGACTTTTACAATCACTAAAGCTAGTACAGATTTAGATAAGTATATTCTTCAAAGTAATTATATGCTATCATGATATTCTTCATAGTTCATTTCTCCTCACCTATGAGTGTGTTTAACCAATACACACGAATAGGAGAATGGGTCTCTCGAAAGAGAGGCCCATTTTTTTTATTCATACTTAAGATTTAGATATCAAATTAACTTAACCATATTTATCACTGGAGTAAATTCAATGTCTCTTTTTGTAATTAAAAAATGTGAGATCAGAGCCTGCCAGTGGTGGAGATTAGGAGATAATTGTATTAAAAATGGTTCTTCTATAAGCCATGCTGTCCAATATTCTTCAGATCTTCATAGTGCTGAACTATGTCAAGTAAGAGAACAAATCAATAAATATAGAATGAAACAAATGTTAGAAGGAAAGGAGATTGCTCATGAGAATAGGTAGTTGGGAATTAGAAAATATCCGTAATAAAATCCTAAGAGATTTATATTCTAAAGAAGAAGAAAATCATAGTAAACGAAAAACTGAGATAGTACGAAAAAATAGAGAATACTATATAGAACAATTTAACTCTATTTTACAAACTTTACCTGAAGAATTAATTGATGAACACAGAGAATTTAAAACTGAAATTAAATATTCTACTCCTAACACAAATAGTGAAGAATTTGATGTTAATGAAAGTTGGACTTTTGCTAGTGACACACCTCAAGTTAATCCCGTTCAAAAACGAACAACAAGCTATGGGGGAAGCTCACCTGCACCACAACCATTAGATTCTCGATTAAAAGATACTACAGATCAATTATGTGAAGAAATAATTACACTACGTAATAAACGTAAAGAAACACATAATTATTTAATCACTACAACTCGTAAATTTACCGGATCATTACAATTACGAAAAGAATGGCCTGCTTCATTCCATAAATATTTACCGCCTGAACCAGTAAAAGTCGCTAAGCCTGCGAAGGAAACTAAGAACGTGGTGGTAGATGATGTGGTATTACCAGATCATATTCACGAAACAATGACTAATAACCTTTTAGAGGGAGATTGAGATGTTTGAGGTTAACGCAGTTGAACTAGAACAAGCTCTTATTGAAGATCTAAAAGCAGGTCTTACTCCAATGGTAGCGTCTAGTCCAGGGATGGGTAAATCAGATATTATTCGTAGTATAGCTAAAACATTTAATCTTAAAGTAATTGATTTCAGAGTATCCCAATGTGAGCCAGTAGATATGCAAGGCTATCCTGGCATAACTGATGGACGTATGACATTTCATATTCCTGAGTATTTCCCCATAGAGACAGACAGCATACCCGAAGGGTATGATGGCTGGCTCCTATTTTTAGATGAATTTAATTCAGGTAATAAACAAACAGAAGCTGCAGCATATAAGCTTATTTTAGATCGAGAAGTATATAAACATAAACTACATCCTAGATGTCTTATTGCCGCAGCGGGTAATTTAACTACTGATAGAGCTATTGTAAATACTCAAAGTACAGCAACTACATCTCGATTAACTCACTATAGAATGCGAGTAGATCATAAAGTTTGGATCGAGTGGGCTAATGCAAATGAGATTGATCATAGAATTATCTCACTTATTAAATTTAAGCCAGAAATTCTGCATAAATTTGATCCTCAAACTAATGAACTTACTTTCCCAAGTCCACGTACATGGGAATTCGCATCTAAAGTTATTAAAAATAAACCAGAAATAAATCATATTACTACTATTAGGCTAGCCGGAACAGTAGGTGAAGGAGCAGCTGTAGAACTAGCTGCCTATTCTGAAATTTATCAGAATTTACCTACAATTGAGCAGATACTTGCCAATCCTAAATCAGGATGGAAAGTACCTAAAGAACCTAGTGAATTATTTGCAGTCACAACAATGCTCGCCCACAACAGTACTAAAGATAATATTGAAAAACTCATGATTGCTAACGGGCGGTTACCTACCGAGATGCAAGTAATCACGTTAAAAGATATTTATAAAAGAAATCCTCAATTAAAGAAACATCCAATAATTAAAGAGTGGACTAGTAAGAACGCTCACATATTATTTGGTAATTAACCATCCAGGCGGTATGAGATGGAATGTCTCATCTTAAACTAGAATGGAATTCAATCCAGCTCAATTCAATAGAGTGGGGTTAAATGAAACGCAATAACATAGCTCAAGAGTAGTACCTCTTTAACTCGATAGCGTAAAGTTCAATGTAATGTCATTGAGTTAAGCGCAGTGCAATTCAATGTAACTGAATAATATATCTCAAGAGTAGTATCTAAGTGTAATCAAATTCAGTAACTTTAGATGTAATTTAGTTTAATAATATCCAGTTAAACTCGATTAAACATCATATCGCAATTATTATTTGTAGTACCTGAGTACGGTTTAGTTCGATTTAACCAGATTGAATTCAATCCCGCACAGTAAGATACAATGGAACCAAATAGCTCATCGCAATGATTTTTTGTAGTACCTAGATATAGTCAGACTCAATTATATAAAGTGAAATGAAATCTAGTAAAACTCGATTGAACCACATATCTCAAGGAAACTATGAGTCACCCAGGCTCGGTGGAACCCGATGTAATAGAATGCCATTAAATTAAGTAAAACCCGATAAAATATCATATCGCATTTATTAAAATATAGAGCACAGCATCATAAAATTGTGTTCGATATCATGAAGTACAATCCAATAAAATTTAACAAGAAGATTAAATACAGCGGCACCAAGTCTAACGTAATGAACTAGCATAACATTACATCAAATACAATGCAGCACCTCTTAACAAGGAGATTTAAAATGTATGTAACAGCAAAGTGTCATCTAAGAAGTAACAGCAAGTATAGTCAATCACGACCATATCAAGTAGAAAAGAAGCCTCGAGAAACACCGGCAGATTATGAAAAACGAACATGGAGAGAACGTCTTCATCTTAGTTATGACAATCCTGAAAAAATTATGATTCCGGGAATGCAATTTAAAAATTGTATAGCAGAATGTGCTAAATACATGGCTAGACAAATTCCAGGTAAAGGTAAAACAACCTATACCAAGCATTTCGAAGCAGGAATTATGCCTATGGGATCTATGGAACTAGATATCTACGCTAAAGATGTAATTGAAGAAGTAGTATTTGTTCCCTCAAGTGGAAAACGTGGAGATGGTAATCGTGTTTATAAATCTTTTCCAGTAATTAATAGCTGGGAAGGAGTAATAGAATTCTCAATATTTGATCATACGATTACAAAAGAAGTATTTATTGAACATTTAATTGAAGCCGGACAGTTTATCGGTATCGGTAGATGGCGACCTCGTAATAATGGAATGTACGGACGTTTTCTTGTTGAGAAAGTTGATTGGCAAGAAAATGAATCGGCAATCGCAGCCTAATAGAATGTAGCACAATATAATAGAATGCAATCCCATGGAGTTAGATATCATATCGCATTTATTTTTTAATACTTGAACATCATGGAATAATTTGCAATCAAATGCAATAAATTCAAATTCAATATAACATCACGTAGCACTTAATGGAATTCAATAGAATCGAATTCAATGTAATACAATGAAACAACTTGTCGCAATAATTTTTACTACAGTGAAGTCGGACACAATGGAATAAAATTAAATGAAATTCAGTGAAATATCACATCGCAATGATTAACCCCTAAAAAATTTAACTTTGTCCTAGCTCGATAAAATTCCATGCAATTTAATTGAATCGAGTATCATATAATATAATTCAACGCAATGAAATATCACATCGCAACGATTTTTACCACAGTGAAGTAAGACACAATGGAATCACATGGGGTGAAATATAACCCAGTCCGACAACATATCATAAGGATTTTATATGAGTCATCCAGGAAACGATAACATCATAGATAATGAAAGGGATAAAATGGAAACTCCAAATAACGAACCAACAGTTGATGAAAAAAGAAAACCTTTTTGTAGAGCAATCGAAACTACAGGTTTAATAGAAGAATTAAAAAAATACCGGGAAGGTGAAGAAGTTCCTTATGATGCTTTAACTAAAGCAGCAATGGGAAATTGTGCTCCAGGCAAAATTAAGTATCCTTTTCTTAAATCTGCCAGAGATATTTTATTTAAGGAAGATGGAGTCGAATTCAAAGCTATTCCTAATGTTGGATTAGTTCGCATGTCTTCTAAAGATAAACTTGATAAAGCTAAAAGAACTTTACCGTCTTATAATAGAAAAGCTAAAAAAGATATGCATAGATTGCAACATACAGATTTTGATAGTCTAAATCCTGATGAGCAATTATGTCATAGTGTTCATTTATCAATTCTTAACGTTCTTAGATGTTCAACATCTGGAGATAGAGTTAATAAAGTTAGCAAAGTAATTGCAAACAATGAACAGCCTGAAAGACTTGCATTGGAAGAAACACTTAAAACGTTTCTTTGATCCGACAGGACCCAATCCGTTGGAATTCGATGCAATAAGACAAGACTTAACATCGAGGTACTTATGAAAACAATTCCAATAGAAAAATTACTCATTAATGACGGTACATATAATGCTCTTAAGAATGCAGGCATTAAAACTGCTAATGAACTGCATAAAATGAATGATAATAAATTATTAGCTATTCATGAAATAGGACCTGTCAGGCGTAAAATTATTAAAAACGCTATAGCAACTATCCGTGGAGACCTAATAGATCTACCACCTATTGACTGGTAAAACTAATGTCTAGTGACCTAGAGGGGCAATTACTTAAAGCTAAAATTGAAATAATGACTAAGTCAGCATTTATTTCTACTATAGCTCTTAGTCTTAAACATGTAGTTACTCCTAATGTCAAAACAGCCGATGTTAATGGCGTAGTTATTAGATATAACCCCGAATTTATTGGAGCACAATCAACTGCTCAATTAGCTGGGCTTATGGCCCATGAATGTTGGCATGTAGCCTTCCAGCATTTATCACGTAGAAACAACAGAGATCCTGTTCTTTGGAACGTAGCAGGAGATTACGTTATCAATCATATGCTAATGAAAGCAGGATTCCAGATACCTACTGGAGGTTTAATCGATGCTCAATATGATGAAAAATGGTCTACTGATCAAGTATATGACCAGTTAAATAAAGAACATCATATCCCCAATCCTGAAACATTAATGTTAGATCTAAATGAAGATGGAGCACCAGAAGATGCAGGTCTTGGTTCACCACTAATAAGTATAATAGTAAGAGCCAAACAAGCAGCTGAAATGTCTGGTGAAGCAAAGAGGGGTCTTGTTCCAGATGAGATTTTAAGACGAATAGATGAACTATTAAATCCTAAATTACCCTGGCAAGTTATATTACATAGATTTCTAGATCAAAGAGTTAAAGAAGAATACTCTTGGGCTAGACGTAATAGACGGTATCATTCAGATACTTATATGCCTAGCTTATATAGTCATGGATTAGGTCACTTAACATTTGCAATCGACACTAGTGGTAGTATTGAAGATAAAGAACTTCAAGAAATGCTTAGTGAAATACAAGGAGTACAACAAGTATTTAATCCAGAACAGATGACAATTATTGATTGTGATGCAGTAATTCATAAAATTCATGATGTAGATTCATCTACAAATATTTTAAATTTAGAATTTGCAGGAGGAGGAGGAACTAGTTTCCATCCTGTTCTTGACTATGTAGAAGAACACCCCACACAAGCATTAATTTATTTTACTGATTTAGAAGGGGAGACTAATCTTGATCCAGTAGACTACCCAGTTATTTGGGTATGTACATCTAATCATGAACCCTCACCAATCGGAGAGACTGTTTATGTCAACCCAGAGCACTGTAATTCTAATTAAAGAAGATGCCTGTATCACAACAGAAATTCAAAACTATTACCTAAACAAACTTCGTAATGAAGGAATCTCGCCAAATGAAGTACTCGTACTACCTCTTCTGTATAACACCCCTACCAAAATTATAGCTAAAACAGCTAAAGCTTATCTAGACAAATTAATTCATAAGATCCCAACAAGTGTATCTAAATTAATTATTGCAGATAGCAATTATTTTAAATTTATTACTAAAGTAAATAAAGTGTCTGATGCTTATTGTCAGATATTACGTGGAAAATACGCAGGGTATGAAAAATACAAATGTGTATATGTTCCTAATTATAAATCTTTATTTAAACAACCAGAGAATAAGAGATTAATTGATCTCGGTATTGAAACACTAATGGGTGTTTATACTGGAGATGGTTTAAATCTATCAGCTGAATATGGTTTTAAACACGGATCTGATAGAGAAATACTCGATTCATTATATAAATATCCGGTCTTATCAGCAGACATAGAAACTAGAGGACTAGATCTAGATTCAGAAATAGTATCCATTGCGTTTGCATGGTCCACGTTTGATGGCGTAGCTATCGATTTATCTATTAATGGTGATTACTATTTAAAGAAATTCTTTGAATCGTACAAAGGCCAGTTAATATTTCATAATGGCTTATTTGATGCCAAGTTACTTATTAGAAGTCTATGGATGGAACATCCTACAGATAGAGCAGGTATGCTCGAAGGTCTTAATTATTTTAAGAACTTTGATGACACTATGATCATGGCTTATTTAGCTAAGAATGCCACTACCGGTACATCACTTGGTTTAAAAAATCTAGCTCTAGAATTTGCAGGGTATTACGCTCTTGAACATATTGAAGATTTAAGTAGATATAGTAAGAAAGAACTTCTTAAATATAATCTTATAGATGCATTATCAACTTTTTATTGTTGGGAACAATATCATGACCAATTAGATTCTCGTCCATATAAAGAAATATTTCAGCCTAGTTTCGTAACATTATTAAAAATGATGTTAGTAGGCTTACCAATGGATTCTAATCGTGTAAACGAAGTTCACACAATTTTAAAATCTAAAGAAAAAGTTCTACTAGAGCAAATACAAGAAAATAATCACGTAAAAAATTTTACTAAAGTACTACAAGAAACAGCATGTACAACTGCTAATTCTAAACTTAAAAAATTAGTTAAAACAATAGAACAGTTTTACGATGTTAAATTCAATCCAAGTAGTCATCAACAGTTAGCTCTTTTATTATTTGGTCATTTACAATTACCTATTTTAGATAAAACTAAATCAGGAGCACCAGCTACTAGTGCAGATGTATTAAAAGATTTAGCTAACCATACACAAGACGTAGAAATATTAGATTTACTTAAGTTTGTTACAGAACTAGCAGACGTTACTAAGATTAATGGAACATTTATTAAAGCTTTCCTAAAAGAGAAAGATTTCCTACATGGAAATTTGAAACTTGGTGGTACTCAATCCGGGAGGTTAGCAAGTAACTCACCTAACTTGACTAATCTCCCCGCTCATGGGCCCATGGGCAAACTAATTAAGAGCTGCATTGTAGCTCCTGATGGTTGGCTATTTGCAGGAGCAGACTTTTCTGCTCTTGAAGAACGTATTGGAGCAATACTAAGTAAAGATCCTCAAAGAATTAAATGCTACACAGATGGAATGGATGGGCATTCAATGAGAGCTTATAAATATTTCTCAGATCAAATGCCAGATATCGATCCTAATGATGTAGATAGCATTAATTCAATTCAAACTAAATATCCTGAGCTGAGACGGAAGTCTAAAGGTCCAACCTTTGCCTTACAATATATGGGCACAGCTCATACCTTACATAAACGTACTGGCTTTCCTAAAGACCAAGCTAAACAAATTTATGATGCTTTTCATGAATTATATAAAGTTTCTGATGATTTTAATGATCAAAATAGAAAATTTATGGAGAAACACGGTTATGTAGAATGTGCATTTGGTCTTAAATTACAAACACCAATCATAACTAAATGTATAATGGGTAATTCAATTACTCCTTATGAAGCAGATAAAGAAGCGCGTAGTGCTAATAATGCTGTTACACAATCTTGGGGCATGTTGCTCAATAGAGCTATGAATGCCACTAATAAGCGTATCGAAGAAGCAGGATATGGAGAAGATATTCTTCCCTGTAACATGATTCATGATGCAGGTTATTTTATTGTAAGAGATACACCTGAACATATTAAATTTTTAAATGATGTTCTTATTGAAGAAATGGAATGGAATGATGATGATGCAATTAGATCAACTGATGTCCCAATGTGTGCTCAATTAGAAATTGGTAAATCATGGGATAAATTAACCCCTATTGGAGAAATATGAATTACACCCCAGATCAAATAGCAGCTATTAATGGTATAACGGATTTACTTTTAGATCCTACATCCCATAAATCTGCTGTACTCGCAGTACTTACCGGAGCAGCTGGTACCGGTAAAACTACTGTTATTGGTCAAATTATGAATGCTATTAATAAACAAAAACCCCATATACCTATATCTCTATGTGCAACAACTCATAGAGCAGCAGAGGTATTAGAAAATATAGTTCATTATCCTGTATCAACAGGGCATGCTCTATTTAAATTACGTCCTAGTATTAGTAAACATGGTAAAGAAATTCTTAAACGTGTAGGTATATGTGAAATACCATTTGAATCAATTGTTATTCTTGATGAATCTTCAATGATTGGTAATAAATTTTTAGAAGCAATTGTTGATATAGTTCAGTATAGAAATCTAAAAGTATTATTTGTTGGAGATTATTTCCAACTTCCTCCACCTCAAGATGCATGTAGCATATTTGATGGATCATTAGCTACATTCCCACTAACTACAGTACATAGACAAGCACTAGGTAATCCCATCTTAGCTAAAGCTACTGAGTTTGTAGAACATATTAAAGGAGGTCCTAAACCTACTATTCAAACTATTTTGAATACAAAAGGTGAAGGTATTCATGTATTACCACATTCAGAATTCGTATCTAAATTTGTAGAACGATATATTGATTATACAACTGGAGCACCAGTTGATATTCCACTATGTACATATACCAATGATTCTGCAATCAACTACAATAGTATGATTCGTAAAGCAGCATATTTTTTAGAAGAAGATAGTATTAAACCTTATTATCCAGGCGAACGATTAATTTCTAATAATGTAGTATTAGACGGAGAACATACAATATTAACTAATAATGAAGCAATTCATGTACTCAGTTATATAGAAACTGAAAAGTATGCTATTCCAGGCTACACTATTAAAGTTAAAGGAGATTATTGTAAGCATACAGGAACTGATACAAAAACTGTATTTGCTCCTCAATCTAAAGCAATAGCTGAAAATATACTAGCTGTACATAGAGAAACAGCTAAGAAAGCAAATCGTGCAACTGAGTGGCATAAGTTTTATCAGATTAAAAATTCTTTAGCTGATTTACGTCCACCATTTGCAGGAACAACTCATAAAGCTCAAGGTGGAACATTCCCAGCTGTATTTATAGATAAACTTAATATCGATAAATGCCGTGATGCAATAACTAAAGCACGATTATTTTATGTAGCTCTTACTAGAGCAACTACTAATGTATATATTAATAGTTAGGAGAACTAATGGGATACGTTAAAAGCATGCTTCCAGAAGATTGGGAGCCAGATCAAGATTATCCTGAATATAAGTACTATTGTGTAAGTGGAATTCATAATCCCAATATAAGAGATAAATGGCTTCCTAGATGGTATGGAGTACCATTTGAAGACTGTTTATTTTATTCAGAAGAAAGAAAAAATAATAATGATTGCCAAGATTGGGATAATGTTTGTAAAAGTTTAAATCTAATATTATTAACAGATTTACCTAAAGGTACTAATTACAAACAAAAATTTAAAGAACTTAAAACAGAGAGGTTATTAAATGGCAATAGATAAAGTATTTTATGTGGAAGAATGGAATACCAAATATAAAGTCTGGAAAGTTAAAGCTGATTCAGAAGATACAGTACAAAATATTTATTGGGATGAAAAAGATAAAAGAGTCACACTTTTACATGATGAATACACAGAAGGAGGTGAAACAGGCATTTATAAAGAAGAAGACAAAGAAAAACTATGTATATGGAACCCTCATTGGGAGAATGAATAAATGGCAATGACATACGGTAGCATTGATAAACCAAAAATAATCATAATTGAAGTTCAGGGAGGATGTGTAATTAATGTATCTGGTATGCCTCAAGGCTATACATATGAAATTAAAGATAATGATGTTAATAAAGAGGAGGAATGATGGCATTTGAATATACTAATAAACTTAATATCTCCTTACCATTAGCTGTATTTCTTATGTATGACAGCTATGATCATGATCAGCGTGATAATGTCATTAGCGCTACTGGACTATTAAGACCTATTAAACAACTAGTATTAACTCAACAAAACAAACATCTAGCTACAATTAAAGATGTTAGTGACCTAGTAGCTGCCCGGATGGGTACTGCTATTCACGATGCTTGTGAAAAATCTTGGTCTAATCGTAATAATGTATTAGAGGCTCTTAAGTTAATGGGAGCAGCTGATGGTGTTGTTGATAGTATTAGAGTCAACCCAGAAGATCCTGATGCCCTCGAAGAAGGAGAATTACCAATTTATGTAGAGCAGCGAGCTGAAAAAGAAATTATGAATATGATTGTATCAGGTAAATACGACCTAGTATTAGATGGTCAATTAAGTGACTATAAATCTACTTCTGTATGGACATACATTTACGGAAGTAAAGTAGAAGACTACATTAAACAAGGTAGTATTTATAAATGGTTAAGCCCTGATAAGATCACAGGCGATACAGTCACTATTCACTACATATTCACAGATTGGTCAGCTAGTGCAGCTAGAAATGATCCTAAACGGTATCCTCAACAACGAATTCTCTCTAAAGAATACCCATTATGGAGCATAGAAGAGACTGAAAATTGGATCAAGAACAAACTAGAACTTTATCAAAGACTTGCAGATGTTTCTCAAGAAGAACTGCCAGAGTGTACTGATGAAGAGCTATGGGCCACAGAGACTAAATATAAATATTATAAAAATCCTGAAAAAACTCTAAAATCTACTAAAAATTTCAGTACAATGGATGCAGCACTAATTAAAAAAGCTGAGGACGGTGACGTTGGAATTATTAAAGAAGTTCCAGGAGAAGTTAGAGCTTGTCAATATTGTCCCATAGCACAAATTTGTACACAGGCTGAATTAATGCAAGCCAGTGGACGATTATTATTGTAGGGGAGTAGTGCATATATTAGCAGACTCGGCCTTTCTCTGGGGGCACGTGTAGGCTGCTAAAGGTATGCATTACTCCTCTTTATCGAAAGGTAGAATAATGATTCATGGTGTAAAGATTTATAAGGGAGACGGAACTTTAAAGGAAGAAATATCCAGTGAAAAAGCTAGAGAATTATATAATGATCGGAATAGAATTGATTGGGAGTTATCTGATTCTGAAAGACTTCGCTGGGACAGGCAAAAGTTTATTGAGAATCCTAAGGAGCCATATCAGACAAAAGGCTTACAGCCGGGGATTAACCGTAATTACAAAAAGCATAAAGCGACTTATAAAATAGTATGTAAAATTTGTAAAACAGAAAAATTAATGGCTAATCAAAATGCTAAATTTTGTAGTTCTGAATGTCAAAGTATTCAAAGAAATTTAAAAGCTAAGAAACTTTATCAAACACGACAAAAATTTAAAAACTTTAATAATAAAAAAATGCATCTATAGCCTAGCTTTGATCACATTATGATTATTCGAGTTTCAAAACCTTATAAAGAAAAAGATAATGTGTACGCAGCTATAGATGCATTTCCTTTTACGAGGTGCCAGCATGCCAATGAAAGAATTCAAAATAACATTTACTGAAATTGTCGAAGCAGATAACGAAGAACATGTAAAAGAATGGTTACTTACTTTTTTACATGCAACTGTAAAACACGAAGATACTGACGGATTTAAAATTGAATTACTTGATTGTCCCAACAAATTAGAACCCAAACCGAATCACTTACCTGAAAAAAGTAGAAAAATAATACAACAGAAATATGGCTTAGGCCGATCAGAAACTTAGCCCTTGTAGCTCAATAGGAATACCTGTTAAGAGTGTAAGGTAAGAGCAACTGATTGTCATGAGTCAGTTTGTGATGGTTCAAATCCGTCCAAGGGCACCTCACTTAAAGGAAATATCATGAGTATACATGGAGAGCACCAAATGAATCTTGGTGCAATAATTAAAGCATTAAGTAAATACGATATTCATCTACCCGTATATATCGATACAATATCAAATATAGGAAATCTTCAAGAAAGTCCAGGTACTCCTCATAGTTATAAAGGTTACCCAAAAGATTTAGCATTCGAACCTACTACAACAATAATAGCAGTTGGAGATTTTATTTCTGTATTAGCATCTTCTATAGATAAATCATTTATGGGTTTTGAAGAATCAGATGGATTCTACGCGGATAAAACAATGCGAATTAATACTCCATGTTGGATATCTCCAATGACTACAGCAAGTAATCTTGGTGTTATTGATGTAATAAATAATAAAACTAACATTATAATTGTCACAAAATTAATGCCAGAGGAGGTAAATGATGCATGATGATGTACCATTAAATGATAAGAAAAAACTAGAATACATTCTCTGTATATTATCTGACGAAGGAGACATTACAGATCAAGTTTTAATAGATGTAGCTATTCAATTTACAAGAGAATTAATGGAGGTAGAAAATGCAAGATCACGAAATGACTGATATTGAAATTATTCAAGATAGAGAAGAAAAATATGGTCCTCCAAAAGAATGCTTTGAAACATGGGCAACTATCTGCGCAGCATTAGATAAGTATGCACACGAATCTCCCTGGGAGAATAAAGCTCATCTGTACTCATTAAAGATGGCAGCTTTAAAAATGGTTAGATCAGTATGGAACCCATATACAGATGATAATTATGTAGATGGTAGAAACTATTTTAGTATAGCTCAATTATGTAGTAGAGATGCTGCAGCTCAACCTACAAAAGCAGGAGAAGACGTATGACACAAAAGAAGTATCATCCGTTTTCAGAACAGATTGTCGATATCCTTGTTAGAAAAGTAAACAATGATAATCGACATTTTTTTCGCATTCTAGTTGGATATTACTTATCTAAAGTAGCATCAATGATGCGATGTAATATTCAAACTAATGATAGAGATGTTATTCCCGTTAATACTTATGTATTAAATTTAATGGTATCAGGTACTGGTAAAGGTCACTCAACCAATATTTTAGAACGTGAGTTTGTATCTCATTTTAAAAAAGAATTTTTAACTTCAGTATTTCCTAGAAAAGCAGAAGAAAACATTGAAGTTCTAGCTCAAGAAAGAGCTCAAGCTCGAATAACGAGTGGACAATCTATTCTTCCATTAACTGAAGAATATGCAATTCAAAAAGATAGATTCACACATCACTTTGACAGATTAGGAGAACTAGCATTTAGTTTTGATAGTGGTACTTCACCAGCTGTTAAACAAATGCGTGAGAAACTACTATTAGCTTCTGCAGGCTCAATGAATTTAGAATTAGATGAAGTTGGATCTAATATGTCTGCTAATGTAGATGTTCTTAATACATTTCTAGAATTATATGATATAGGCTTAATCAAACAAAAGCTTATTAAGAACACGCCAGAGAATATTCGATCTGAAGAACTGCCAGGTAATACACCTACTAATCTAATGATGTTTGGTACTCCAACTAAATTATTAGATGGTGGACGTGTTGAAGATGAATTCAAACAATTCTTAGAAACAGGTTACGCACGTAGATTACTATTTGGCTATACAGTTGATAGTCATAGAACTCAGTATGCATCAGCTGAAGAGCGCTATGCTGAAATGGTAGATATTAATCTAGCTACTAGTATTCATACTATACAAACTGCATTTAATAACTTTGCAAAAAGACCATTTAATCCTGTATTACAAATGTCTAAAGATAATTCTATTTATCTAATTAAATACCAAATGAAATGTGAAGCAATTTCAGATCAATTTAAAGATCACATGTCTTTACATAAAGCAGAGATGAGTCATAGACATTATAAAAGTCTTAAATTAGCAGGTGCATATGCATTTGCTGATAATTCACCAGATGTAACACAAGAGCATTTAGATTACGCCATTAGTGTAGTAGAAGATTCTGGTGAAGCTTTCCATCTACTAATGCGTAAACAAGGACCCTATGAGCGTTTAGCTCACTACTTAGCTGATTGTGATAATGAAGTTACCCAACATGAACTAATTGAAGAATTACCATTCTACAAAGGTTCTGAATCTCAGCGTAAAGATCTAATGACATTAGCAATGTCTTTTGGTTATAAAAATAATATTATTATTAAAAAACGAGCTATTGATGATATTGAATTTTTTATTGGTGAAACATTAATAGAAACTAGTTTAGATAAATTAACTACTTCTATTAGTCGAGATATCGCACAAGATTATGTTCTTGAACATCCGCCATTTAATAAACTTTATAAACTTACAACTGCTGATGGATATCACTATGCAGCACATGCATTTATCAATGGACATCGTAAAAGCGAAAATGCTATTGCAGGATTTGATCTTTTAATATTAGATTGTGATGGTGATGTAAGTATATCAACTGTTAAAATTTTACTAGAAGACTATAGTTTTTTAATTTCAACAACTAAACGACATACACCTGAATTAAATAGATTTAGATTAATACTTCCATTGTCACATAAACTAAAATTATCTCCAGATGAGTATTCAAGATTTATGTCTAATGTATTTGAATGGTTACCTTTTCCAGTAGATGAAGCTGCTAAAGATATTGCAAGAAAATGGGCATCACACCCAGGACATTATGAATATAATCAAGGTAGTGTTATTGATGCAACAATGTTTATTCCAGAAACTAAACGTTCTGATGAAACTAAAGCACAAATCAGTGCGGCAGGTATGAATAATATTGAACGATGGTTCAAAACTCATACATCTAAAGGTAACCGAGCTAATCATTTATATAGATATGGCATGGTAATGATAGATTCGGGAATGCATCTAGGCGAAATTGTGGAAAAGCTAGAAAGCTTTAATAATTCGTTAACAGTTCCCTTACCAGAGGATCAATTTATGAACAGTACAGTTAAATCTATCAGTAAAGAACTAACTAAAAGAGGATTAATAGATGAATAATAACCATTTAGTACTTATTTCAGGTAAATCTAGCTCAGGTAAAAGTGCTAGTTTAATGTCAATGGATAACCCTGAAGGTGTTATGTACTTAAATTGTGAAAATGGAAAGAAGTTACCATTTAAAACTAAATTTAAAGAATTAATAGTTACTGATCCAATGCAGGTATATCAAGCTTTTGAAGAAGCTGAAAAACCAATGCATAAAGATGTGCATACTATTGTAATTGATACACTTACATATCTAATGGATATGTATGAAAGTACTAAAGTACTTAATGCTACTAATACTATGCAAGCTTGGGGACAATATGCTCAATATATGAAACAACTTATGTCCCAAGTAGTCGCTAAATCTACTAAAAATGTAGTATTTCTAGCTCATACCTCAGATATCCTTAATGAGGCTGAAATGGTTAATGAGACCTTAGTTAAGGTTAAAGGGTCACTAATGAATCAAGGTATTGAGAGCTTTTTTACTACTGTAATATCTACTAAAAAGCTCCCATTAACGAAATTAGATGGTAAATTAGCTAAATCGAAGCTATATGAGGTTACAGAGGAAGATAAAGCTAATGGATTCAAGTATGTCTATCAGACCAGACTTACAAAAGATACCGTTAATGAGCGAATGAGAGCTCCTATGGGGATGTGGGACATGAAAGAGACCTATATCGATAATAACCTACAAAACGTAGTAAATAGGCTTCACGAGTATTACAAATAGGGTTGGTTGGTCAATAGCTGCATGAGTTCCAGGAACACGGGGCCATTAAAGCGATAGCCAAGTCTCATTATCCGCCAATCCTTTTATAGTTTTGGTAAGATATAACAGAGTACTCTAATGGTACCTACCTTATGGGTCCTCCTTCTTCATTAGAATACTCTAACGGAAGCGTTATAAATCACTAGTCCTCTATTTTATGATCGCCAGACCACTAAATAGAGGCAAATTATGTAAGTCACAAGGGGATAGTAGCGGTTAATTAGGTATTAATCTCCCTCTGCCTATCGCTACTATTCTCTCCTAACTCCTTGATAAATCTACTTAAATATGTTATTATAACTAATATTCAGCCTAACTAAAGGAGCCAGCATGAATTATGATGCAGACAACAAAATGCACCATTTAACTCAAGATATGGTGTTTATTGCTGTAGAAATAGGTTTTGCAGCAGTCCAAGAAGTAGCTGCTAAAACATTGATTACACAGCCTAATCTATCTCTTAAAGACTTTGTTAAGGTATTAGATGAATACCTTATTAAACAGAGGGAAATAAATCATAAAAATGGTTAAATGAAAGTTAATACCACTACAAGAAAGGATATTAAATTATGAGTGAATGGGAACTACCAAAAGGATGTGAAATGCCTTCAATTGAACGAGTAGGAGGCGGAGGATTCGCATGGGAATCTGGAGTATATGATGCATCAATTACGATGGCATATCTTAACCAAACTACTTCTGAAGCCCAATGGTTAAACATTATATTGAAGAACTCTGAAGGTAAAGAAATGAGAGAGAACTTCTGTATTCGATCCGGCAAAGCTAAAGGAAATAAAGTTTACTATGTTAAAGATGGTAAACAAATTCCATTACCAGGCTACGCTAGTGCTAATTCTCTATGTGTTGCTGTTACCGGTAACTCTCTGGCTGAATGTATGAAGCCTGCTGATAAAGGTGGCACAATAGAAAAGAAGACCATTAATATCTGGAATGTTGAGCTAAAGAAAGAAGCTCCAACAGAACGTCCAGTTGTTATGGCTTTAGTTAATAAACCAGTTAAAGTAGCTGTTCATCAAGTTATTGAGAACAAAACTACTAAAGGTACAAATGGTACTTATGAGCCTACAGGCGAAACTAAGACTATTAATGAGTGTAAATTCTTTGGTAGTGTAGATAGTGGTAAAACTGCTGAAGAGATCACTAAAGATGAAGATGCTACTATGTTTGATCGATGGGCTGCTAAGAATACTGGGACTGTCATTGATAAAAGTAGTAAAGATAAGCCTGCGTCAGCTGCAGCTATTATGGGTAGCACTCCTGCTGAAAATAATGCACAAGGTTCATTATTTAATTAGGAGTTTACCATGCTAATTGCAGGTATTGATCCAGGAACTAATGGAGCAATCGCTGTACTGGACTCGAAGAGTCCAGACAGCGTTGCCCTGTTAGATTTAAAAAAGAATACAGCTAGGGATATCTATTATTGGTTTAACAAATTATTTATAGATCAAATTGATTCTGGAGCAATAATTGAACCAGGTGATGAAGGTGCCGGGTATAACCAATGTTTTGATATCTGGATAGAAGATGTACATTCCATGTTTGGAATGTCAGCTAAATCTAATTTTGGATTTGGTAAAAACTTAGGAATGATACTTACTATTGCTGAATTAGTTCCTTCAGCAGAAACTCATATGGTTACTCCTAAAATATGGCAGAAATAT